AGAGATGCGCCTTGCTGATGATGAGGGCAGGATTTGTGAGCTACCGTTTGAGCCAGAATCCCCAGTATTTACCGCATGGGACTTGGGTTACCGAGACGACACCGCTATTTGGTGGTATCAGGTGGTTAGGGGCGAAATCAGGGTCATGGACTACTACGCTGTCAGCGGCGCAAGCATTGAGGAAATATGCGATGCGGTCATAGCCAAGGGCTACCGATACACCCGCCACTTCTTGCCGCATGATGCCAGAGCCAAAACCTTGGCCTCGGGGGGTAAATCAATTGTTGAGCAATTGGCTGCACATCTGGGTGGCATGAGCAAACTGGCGATAGTGCCTGAGATTGGCATACAGGACGGCATCCAAGCGGTGCGGATGATTCTGCCCATCTGTTACTTTGACTCCAGATGCGATGAGGGGTTGGAAGCGTTAAGGCAATATCAGCGTGAATATGATGAAGATAAGAAAACTTTTCGTCAAACTCCGCGCCACGATTGGTGCTCACACCCCGCAGATGCGTTTAGAATGCTTGCAGTAGCCTATCGACAAGAAGCAAAAGATCAGACACCGCCCAAGGGCAAGACCCTGCAAACCATCACACTTGATGAGCTGTGGGATTATGAGATGCAACATAAAGAGGAACGCATATGAGCCAGCCAGTAGCAGAAGTAGGTGGATACAAAAACATCACCGCCACAGGCGCAGTCACTACTGGCCCTTGCCAGTTGATTGGTTTCTACGTCAATAACACCAGCGGAGGCACTTTAGTGCTTAGAGATGGCGGCGCAAGCGGTACAGTCATGTCTGGCACGATTACGCCAGCCATTGGATTTCACCGATTCCCTGCCAACGTAGGAACTAGCTTACACGCAACCGAGGGTGGCACATTGGATGTGACATTCTTTTTTGCTAGCGGTAATTGATTATGTACGAAGAAAACGGCGCATATGAGGGCGAAGACCCAGGCCCGTACTGGCATGACCAGATTGAGACCGCCATTAAGATATTTGATAAGTGGGAAAAGCGCGGCTTAAAGGTTGTCAAGCGGTATCGGGATGAGCGAGACGCCATTGAAATGCCAAGGATGAAGTTCAACATCCTGTGGTCAAACATCCAAGTGCTATTCCCTGCTTTGTACGGCAGACAAGCCAAGCCCGAAGTCTCACGCAGATACATGGATCAAGACCCTGTGGGTCGATTGGCCTCCACAATGCTTGAGCGTGTCATGGAATACGAGACCACGCAATTCGGTGACTTTGACGCTGCCATGTCTGGTGCGGTGCAGGATAGATTGTTGCCTGGTCGCGGTACGGCATGGATTCGCTATGAGCCTGTAATTGTTAATGACCGCCCCGAGGTTGAGGGTGTGGAACAAGATGAATCACAGGTTTACAACACCGTGGAAGACCCGACAGAGCGCATTGACGCAGCTCACAGCCCGATTGATTACGTCTACTGGTCAGACTTCTTGCATTCACCCGCCCGCACATGGGATGAGGTGTGGTGGGTGGCTCGCGCTGTCTACATGACCAAGGAGGAGGGTGTCGAGCGCTTTGGTGACGTATTCAACAACGTCAGCCTGACCAGCTCAAACACCGACATGGACGGCAAGAATCCATTGACCGCCAAGATGACCTACGACAAAAAGGCGATGGTCTATGAGATTTGGAACAAGCGCACGGCTAAGGTTTGCTGGATTGCCAAAGGTTATCCACAGGCATTAGATGAGCGTGATGACCCGCTAGAGTTAGAAGAATTCTTCCCATGCCCTAAACCGTTGATGGCAACCACCACCACCGGCACAATGATTCCTGTACCTGATTACTGTGAGTACGAGGATCAGGCGCAAGAGCTGGATAACCTGACACAACGCATTTACCTGTTGACTAAGGCTTGTAAAGCGGTCGGTGTGTTCAATGCTGAGTTCAAAGAGCTGGCGCGGATGTTTAGCGAGGGCGTGGACAACAAGCTATTCCCTGTCACTGGATGGGCGGCAATGTCGGAAAAAGGCGGCTTAAAGGGCGCTATCGACATGATGGACACCTCGCAGATCATTGTGACCTTGCGAGAGCTGTACGCCGCCAGAGAACAGGTCAAGCAGTCGATCTACGAGATCATGGGCATATCGGACATCTTGCGTGGATCGTCCAAAGCCCAAGAAACCCTTGGTGCTCAACAGCTCAAGGCCAACTTTGGCAGTTTGCGCCTTAAAAACAGCCAAGGTGATGTGGCTAAGTTTGCCACCGACATCTTTAAGCTCAAAGCGCAAGTTATCTGTAAGTTCTACCCGCCTGAGCTAATTGTGCAAATGTCTGGGGTGATGAACACCTCAGACGGCAAAGACCCGCAGATGTTGCAAGCGGCATTGGAGATGCTATCTAATAGCACCATTCGCGACTTCCATATTGCGGTTGAGGCTGACAGCTTGGCTCAGATTGATGAGCAAGCAGAAAAGCAAGGCGCACAAGAAGCCATCCAAGCTATTGGTTTGTTCTTGCGTGAGGCAATCCCAATGATCGCCCAAGCGCCCGAAACTTTGCCAATGGCCTCTGAGATGTTGTTATTCCTTGTACGCCGGTTTAGAGCCGGTCGGGGATTAGAGAGCGCGGTCGAGAGGGCAATGAAAGCCTTGCAAGACAAGGCAGACCAAGCGGCTCAACAACAGCCTGGCCCACCGCCCGAGATGCTACAAATGCAAGCCGAACAGCAAGCCGAACAGATGCGGATGCAAGCACAAGCGCAGTCTGAACAGATGAAGATGCAAGCAGATGCACAATTGGCGCAAGCACAGGCACAACTTGATATGCAGATGCAACAGGCAAAAGCGCAGGCAGATATGCAATTGGCGCAGATGAAAGCGGACTTTGAAGCCGCCAAGCAAAACAATGAACTCCAAATTAAAGCCCGAGAAATGGCTGGAAAGGAAGAATATGAGCGATGGAAAGCAGAACTTGACGCAGCGACTAAGATCATGGTGGCAAGGATTGGTAGCAACCCTGGCATCGACTTACCAGTGGTTGAAGCAGCGGCTGCACAAATAACCAATGAGTTGGGCGGCACGATTGTCCAAGCAATGGACAAAATAACCGCCTTGCACGACAACATGGCAAATTTGCACGGTGAATCAATGCAAAACATTGGCGCTGCCATGCAAAGGCTTAACGCACCCAAGAAAGTCATCAGGGGTGCTGATGGCTTAGTAATAGGCGTGGAGACCACATGAGCCTAGCCCTTGCTGATCGGGTAAGACAAACCACCACCTCAACAGGTACTGGGACGATCACGCTAGATGGCTCGGTTGTAGGGTTTCAGTCATTTGCTGTCATTGGTAACGGCAATACGACCTATTACACCATTTCGGGCGGCGCTCAATGGGAGGTGGGGATCGGTACTTACTCTAGCGGGACACTAGCAAGGACAACCGTAATCTCCTCCTCGACAGGCTCAAAACTTGATCTTGCGGCTGGCACTAAGGATGTATTTGTTACGTTGCCTGCTGAACACACCGTAACGTCAATTGCATCTTCCGATGGAAGCGTCATTGTTACGACAACTGGATCGGTTGTTGACCTTGCGGTGTCGCAAACGTCCCCAGCCTCTGTACTTGTCGAGCGAGTACGAAATTCAACAGGTGCAACCTTAACAAAAGGAACAGCGGTATATATCTCAGGCGCAACAGGACAGCTTCCAACTGTTTCTAAAGCGTTGGCTACAAGCGATGCCACATCAGCGCAGACTTTGGGATTGATAACAAGTGACTTGAACAACAACTCTAATGGGTATGTAACCATCATTGGGTTGGTTGATGACCTTGACACATCAGCGTACACCGATGGGGCGCAGCTTTATTTAAGCCCGACCACGGCAGGAGCTTTGACCGCAACCAAGCCGTATGCGCCACAGCATCTTGTCTATGTGGCTGTTGTTGCCCATGCTCACCCAGTTCACGGTAAATTGATTGTCAAGGTGCAAAACGGTTACGAGATGGATGAGCTGCACGATGTGTCGGCACAAAACCCAAACAATGGCGATATATTGGTTTACAGCTCGGCAACAGGTCTGTGGGTAACAAGCGCACCCTCTGCCACTTGGGGAACATAAGTGTTTGGCTACGCATCATTTGCGGAGCTGCCATTTGCCACAATTGGCGTTGGAGTTGCACCCACGCCAGTAGAGGACATTCTGCTTGGCGGTCACTTTGGCTTTGACGAAAAAAAGCGCGATGCACAATGGGCTAAAGATCGAAAGCTAGAGGGTCAGCGCAAGCTCAAACTGCAAGAGGCGCTGTTTGGTCTACCGCCCGAGGTAAGAGAAGAAATCACTTCCGCGCCTGAGCAAACAATAGAGGTTGCGGTCAGAAAACAAATTGATTATGATTTGCTCATGCAAAAGGTCAAAGACCTTGAAGTGCGTGTTAAGCTCAAACGTGATGAAGAAGATATTGCAATGATCTTGGAGATGATGTGAGAACAACATGGGTATTTCCATCTGACGGTAGCGAGCCTTACGAAAAGTCTAAGGGCCAAGCCGGTGAGTACACAACGGTCATGGGCGACATTGCCCCATTCATGTCACCTGATGGCGTAATGATTGAGGGTAGAAAGCAATGGCGTGACCA